GCAGCATCTTGCATTGCGTATTTATAGGATTGATATTCTCCTGTTACAGGAGCAACATCTCTTGTTACTTCATAAGTGGTTTTTTGAAATCTCTTTTTTGCTTGTTCTAGTTTTTGTGGATCTAGATTTGCAAGTTCATCATCTCTAAGAATTACGTTTTCTGCCATAGTTAACAATCATAATATTTATGTTCTTGAGGCAGTTTTGGTTCATCATGAGGCTCATAATCATAATCCGCAGAAACAAAATTACCCTCCCGATATCTTAACACAGCTTGTGTGGTACTGTCGACCAGGTCATCATGCTCTCCATTGGGGAATGCAGCACATTCTTCAATGACTTCGTGGGCAAATTGCTTGCCTTCTGGATACCAGACCATGCCTGATGCGAACACGGGCGAGCATGCATTAACCCTAGAAACTTTGTCTTTTCCACGCCCAGGCACGAACTCGTGAACAGGAATGCCGGTTCGGCGTAACTCTTGAATGAGCGGCATACCACTGGCTTTTGCTTCAATGACTACGGACTCTGGATTCCAATACGAATATTGGTCCATCGCAACCGCTTTCAGTTCTGGAAAATCCCAACGACCTTTAACAGCATCAATCAGCATTAAGCATGGTGGGGAGTCCTCAGAGGGACGGAAAACTCCCCACGTTGTAATCGCTGAGAAGTCAGCGGAGTCCTTTTTAGAAAAGGCTGTATCGTAACTTTGTATTATAAATTCTAGCGCAGGTAAAGATTCATATTTCCAAGGTCTCCACCATTCTCGTTTAATTAAAGCTCCTTCCTCTGAAGTTGGATTCTGCATATACTGAGCATTCCAACGTTGTGGAGGAATAGATGCTTTGACTGATAAGAGTTCTTCTAACTTCCAATACTCTGGCCAGACCGGTTGTCCGTCGTCCATGATCGCTGGAAACTGTATCACCTCCCATTGATCAGCGCCGTCGTTTGCTTGTGCTTTTAAAATTCTTCCTGTCAAATCGTCTAATGCCCATCTTGTCATAACGACCACGATCGCTCCACCCGGTTGTAAACGTTGACGCGGTCCTGACACATACCAATCGTAAGTCTTCTCCATAGAAGAATCTGACATTACGTTTTGCTCGGTGTGAGGGTCATCGATAATTAATATATCAGCACCTCTACCCGTTATGGCACCACCGACACCGGCTGCGAAATACTCACCCCCCTCTGAGGTCTCCCAACGACCAGCGGCTTTGGAATCCTGTTGGAGTCCCATATTATTAAAAACTTTTTTATAATCGCTACTGTCAACTAAGTTTCTTACTTTTCGTCCGAACCTTTGTGCGAGTTCAGCGTTGTGAGAAACTTGCATGATTTTTGCTTTGGGCTTGAGTCCCATTATCCATGCAGGAAACAAGTACGATGCAAATTCAGATTTAGTATGCCTAGGCGGCATATTGATAACGAGCCTCTTGATCTTGCCTTCAGCGACCTGGGTTAGCTTGTCAGCAATAATTTGATGATGCCCCCAGTCAGAAGGTTCCTTTGCTTCTCTGCAAATAAAATCCGGCCAAACCTGTTTCACAAAGTAAAGGAAATCTGATCTGGCTCTTAGGATCTTTTCTGCATCTAGAAGTTGTTTTAATTTTATTAATTTCTCCTTGGGGAGTAGCTCCAAATCCATAAGTATTTCGTCCTCATCATTTGTATCAATCTTTGCCTTGATGTCAATCGCCAAGATACATAACAAGATTTAGGGGGGTCGTGGGGTCTTAAACCACTACATCTAGTACAGTGAGCAAAAGAGATACTAATGACTGATGGTGAGAAGGCGTTTCGCCTGGAAGGAAGTAGGTGCTAGTGTTAGCACCTACTTCGATTAACGTTATTGGATAGTTGTATTATCTGAATTAAGATTGCGAACTAGCCCAAACTTATCTGCCATTCCACCTGCAAGTTTAAGTCCGAACTCAGCAATCTTTTTATCCTCTCGGTTATTAATAATGAACTCAAATACTTGAGTGTCTAAATAACCAGCTACGAGTTGCCAATCGACAGTAGCTTGAGGTCTGTTTCTTAAGATGTCAATGAACTGTTTTAATTCATTGAGTTTCATATCGGTAGTTTTATTACTACCGATAATCTCACTGATTTTAGTTAATGCATTACTCATACTATTTAACCTCACTTATCTCGTAAGTCCAATTAGTACGAATATTCTTACTACTAAACTTTTCAAATAAGTTCATGTGCTCTTTTTTGAATTGTTCAGTATTGAACAAGTTATATTCTTTAACATTCCTGTTAAGAGTATAAATTGCACCATTCTTTTTTACTTGCACATTAGCCAACGCCATTGTGTCGAATAACATAACCGCACTGGGTTTAATTATTCTATTCCAATCACTTGTTAATTGCGATTTTTCCTCTAACAATTCACAAGCATTGATAATTAAACTTTCATTCTTTTTTGAAAGTCTAATTTTTATATTTGCTTTAGTCATTTTACTACCTTTCATTTTATAGTTTATAACTATCACTCTTATATATTATCCCATGCTCATAGCAAGATAAAAAATAAAATAATTTTCACTTTATAATTGCATCTCAACCATAGCCAAGCGACAGCAAACCTAACCACATCAAACACGATCCGACCTGTTTCGCGGTACCGTGAAACTCTCCTGATATGTATTTATCCCTAACCATTCGTCTTTCTCCTCATGGGAAACGGGAACGGGAAGAACAAGAGCTTTTGTCTCTGGTCCCGCCGGTACCGGCTCACCTGATGCTTATTCAAAACACAGCAGCCTCTGCTTGACCAGTGGGAACGGGAACGGGATTCACATCACATGATACAGGATCACCAGGCCCAGAGCCACGCGACCCCAGGCACTGGTGAGTATGAAATACAAAAGCGCGACCAGCAGCAACTTCAAGCTGCTTCGTCCTCCTTTCTGTCGACATATTCGCGCGCGATAATCTCCACAGCAGTCCAAACCATTTGGTTCTTAAACTTAGTGTTTGAGTCAACAAAGTCCTTGCTAGGGCTGTATCCTGCAAACAAATCTAGAGCCGAGTTCCATCCATAATCTTCTGCAGACTCCTGGCAGATCTCCCAAATTTCTTCTTGGTGAATGTCCCACAGATCACAAGTCTCCTTGTAATAGATGAAACCCGAAAACCCCGACACCATCCCGTGATCCAGGATCTCCTGAGGATTGAGCGCATCATCCTCCTCCTCAAACCTCTTCACAATCAATTGACGGAAAGAGATCTTGTCCCCCAGCAGCTCCTCCTGCTCTTTGATCTTTTCCAAAAGGTTTGCCGAGTCTTCACCGACAGACTCGGGAATCTGACCTTCGTCAATGTTGTCATTCAGCCATCGTTTAACGTAATCTAATATATCTTTGTGTGTTGTCATCGTTTAGCTCCTTTGTTGTATCCCATGTACATATCATTATTCCAAATGTCAAGAACTTTTTCCAAAAAATTTTTAACGATCCTACACACACCGTCCTGAGCTGGTCCGCAGAGCTTCTTTCTTTGTCTAATTTACCTTAACCTTTTCCCGACCTGTGAACGGGAAATGGGAAATGAAGAACAATGAGCTGCTGAGCTATTTCGCGGTACCGACTCCTGATGCTGATCCAGTGTTGATGAACAACCGACCTTCGACGACGAACGGGAAATGGGAAGTGGGAAAGCGGTAGCCCAACGGACATCAAACAGGAGCTAATTGTTCGAAAGGATTTGTTGAGCTACCAGGGTCCTGCATACATTATCCCATGATGATGTCAAGCATTAATTTTCCCGAGCAGTGAACGGGAAATCATTTGGTGAGCTGAAGACGGTACCGGCTGCCTCCTGCAGATGGTGGAGTGACCATGGTCGAATGTCAAATGTATAGTGGGAAATGGGAAATGGGACATGATCCAGGAGCTGCCTGGTCCGCATCCAGAGCTACGTGTTGAGCAAGATCCTGCTCAACAATGAGCTATAGTCCACGGGAAATGGGAACTCGGCAACGGGCAATGGACGAGCGTCAAGGATTGATTTCCACTGGTACAGTTTCAAGCGCCTCTGGACGAGGGCCTTTTGCAAGATAAATACTCTTCCACCAGCTTTACCACGACGTATTATCCATGATTTCTGGAACTTAGATAGACCTAAAGCAGTACCAGACCTTACCTTGAGCTCTAGCCAAAACTCAATACCATCAATACAGCCGTTTAGATCAGGAACGCCTAGCCCTACGTTTGTTTCTATTCGTTGAAAGTGTACGTTTGGCAACGCTTTTTTTATTTCTTGATAGAACTTTGACTCCAGTTTCTTCATTAGATTTTGCTCCAGAATGTATGTTTTTTTGTATGTAAGGTAAGAACCATTTATTGTCTCTGATTATTTGAGATAGTGAATTAGTAATAGCGTTAACTGCAAGTTCCTCATCTTTATCGTTTGATAAACAATTTCCGTCAGAATTCAACCCAGTTTCGTAAATAACAGCATGAACAACCTCATGTAAAAGGGAATTTGCCATAGATCTTGGAGCCTGTGTTTTATTTAAATCAATGGTATTTTTTACAGAATCGTATTCTCCAAATACATGATCAACTTCCTTATCAAAACTAATAAGATTGATATTAACATCTTGATATCCTATTTTAATCTTTCTTTTTGGTTTCAACACGAACCTCTCCTACGTTAGTTGATATTTTTCTATTACCATGAACGCGGTGAAACGCATCCCAAAAAGACTCACCAGGCCTAATCGTCCGATTCTTCTGTGGCTTCGATCTGGAGTGTTTTTGCGTTCGGGATTTCATCTTTTAGCTCTTCAATGGTCTTGATTAATTCTTCTTTTGACATTGCAGACAAGTCCTGAACTTTAATTTCTTTTTTGTCTACATAAAGTCCAACGGATTGTCCTAATCTAAATTCAGCATTGATAGCTGCAGCTAGCTGTCCCTTTTGTTCAGCTTGAGTTGCTAAATCATCTAATCGTTTTAAATGTCTGAGATGATCCCGATAATGTTTTGCAGCAGAGTCTCGGAGTTTTTCTATGTACGCTACGACATGGGGGTACTTATCTGGATTGGTCAGTAGGCTCCCGGTCTTCTCACAAATCTTTTCAGCATAGCCTGCATGCTTTGCAGCTTCTTTTTTAGTCACGTTAGGATATCTTGAAACGTAATACTCGGCAAACATACGTTGCTTTGGTGTTAAGAGCTCTGCTCCTTTTAAACGTTTCTTTAATGCTTGAACACTCGTCATAAATTTCCAAATCTATATAGGTATAATAAACTAAAAATAGAAATCTACCACAAAAAAGGTCACCTAACCAGTAGAACGTACTATAGTAAGCTGAAATTCAGTGTACTTTCAGTGTAGTATGCTGAAAGATATCTTATTGATATTATTATCTTTTTAGTCTTTTTCAGTCTTTCAGCGTACTATTGAGTATTTTTTGTATGAGTAGTGCTTGTACCATAGAGTACCTTATAAGAACGCTGAAAATGAATCACAATTCTGCCATAATTTATTTTTCATTTGCATTCATATCTGATTTTGGTATGTTGAATTGTGTAAAAACCTCTTATGGAGTGCTGACCAGGGGGTGTTTAACGTTTTTCTTGTCCCCCTGGTCGCTCGTCGCTGGTCAAGTATTCCTGAATCTTTGTTAATTGCCCCTCAGCTTTTACAATCTGCTTACAAACCTTTATCAAATCTGGATAATCATACGTAAATTTCATGCGGTTCACGAACCAGCAACAAAAGATCACATTCCCTCTCTCATAGTCTTTTTTTGAATTAAACCTGTCTATGCTTATGTTGGTCTCTAAACCCCCATTCCCGAGCTTATAAGTCATCTCTACGTTCGAATAAGGGCACTTCATACCAAACCTAGCCTTTTGTCTTAACCACATCTCTACGAGCTCCTCAGCGCTTAATTTAGAGTTTTTTCTTTTTCGTTTAGAAGTTGTATAATTATAATTAATGGCCTTAGCTAAATATTTAACAAAACCCTCAGGATTAGAGCATTTTAACTTGTGCTCTTGAACTTTACGACACCCAGAACATTCGGCCTGAAGTCGTTTTTTACCTTCTTTCCAATGATAGTGAGTGATAGGTTTATCTTTTTTGCATTTACTACAAACCTTGGACATACCGCCGTGAAAGATAAACTTTTCTCTAAAGCTTGATGCCGCGTTTCTGATTATATAATTTTCGCCAGTTGATATAGTCAATTTGGTTTTGGGTGAAGTAGACTTGCTCACGATCTACCATCCTTTGATACTGTTGATGCACATAAGTACAATCAAAACCAGCCAAATAGCAAATGGTACAAAATTCATCGGACTTTTCAACAAACCAAAGATGCGCTTTATATTTGAATATGATAAGCGGTCTCTCCATGCCTGGGTATATAACATCTTCAAAAGCGCGCTGTAGCACCGCTCTCCATAACTTTTGTTCCGGCGAGAAAGGCGTCGTTTCATCAAGTTCTAAATGTAGCTCCAACATCTCCATGTTAATTTAGACGAGGACAAAGGGTGAATGGTAGCTCTACGATGACTAAAAAGTAGGATAACCTTTGCCCTCATCTAAATTATTTGACAACCCGTAGACCGCGCATAGCAAGTCTATCTTTGTCTGTTTTTTTAAAGGTTTGATCGAGGTGTACCCGAAAGGCAAGGCCACTCTCGTCAAACCCAAAATCAGCTCCACAAAACAAACCGTATAAAACGGATTTTACCTTCTTAAATTCATCTCGAGTCGTACGAGATGCGATAATTTTTACAGCTTCGTCAAGTTGCTTCGTCACAAGTCTTCCTTGGTTAAATTTAAACTAAAAATAAAAGATAAAAAATAAAATGAAAATTCTTAGAAATCGTTTTTTAAGTTGTCGACGCAACTAGGGCAATTTATAAAGTTAATTGGATTAGAATACAAGCTTTTTATTTCACGAGGCTTTTCTTTTAAGACATGTTCGTACAGGGTAATAAAATGATTACCCTTACAAACCTCACAAATAGTTTCTGAACTAGTTTGAACCGTTTTTGTAGTCATCAATAATCTTCTTTAAATACGCATCTGGCTTCATTTTCTTCAATTTAGCGCGTCTTTCGACCTCTTTTTTAATCAAAAGCGCCATGTATTGAGCAGGCCCTCGGTGTTCTTTACCACAGAGTGCTTTTAAAGTTTCATGGTCTTCCACACGGACGGCCACAGATTTGTGTCTTTGTATATTCATGATATTTCCTTTGTTGTATAGATTTGTCTGGACCAAGCTTTATCTAAAAGATAATACCAAAATCCATTGATGATAGGTTCGATGATCGCATCAGCCGTTGCCAATGAAACCTCAGCCCCAGTGATGAAAATATTACACAAGGCAGCAATCACAATATGCCCCGCTGTATAAACAAGAGCTCTTGCTAAACTTGAATGCTGAAGTTGTAGTTTTAAAAATACAAATATGCCTTTTGTAAATTCTGTCATAATACTCCTTTAACTTTTTTCGTTTTCCCTGATCCGTCAGCCGCGAGCAATAGTGTCCAAGATTCTCCTTTATCGTCCATGTAATACCCGGTGATAACCCACTTCTTACCTTTATTGTCTATCATCGTTGTTTCCTCACTCATAATGTTAACATTAACATTGCAGCTGCACATGCAACAATCATTGAACCTAATATAAAAACTACAAAACTATTTCCCGGATCTATCATAAACCATTCTCCCTCATCTTTTTTAATTTAATAGCCCACTCGGTATAGCCCTTGAGTTCTAATTTAAATTCTTTTAAACTTTTTGCCTTAGATTTATAAATCATTTGCACTTGTTCAAAGTACGGATTTAAATCACTCGTAGGATGTCTTTTAATTTTAGACAACCTATTGATTGCTGCGATACGTTTATTTTTCCAACTCATCATTTCCCCCTTTAGTTAAGTAACTTTCTAATATCTGCCATAGCTTGTTCTGGAGAATATCCAGTTCGTTTTTCCATAGCTTTAAAAAAATTTAACAATCTTTTTTCACATTCCTTTTTAGTTGCAGGAGGAGTCTCTCCTAAAATATGTTCATCAATTAAATCGCCTACATCATATTTTTCAATTAAGGAGCTAACCCATTTTATAAGCGGATTATTTAAATCTTTCATTTTATTCATGATGCTAATATCAGTGCTATAATCGTTAATGCCGAGAGTGTCCTCGGAAAATAAAACCACGACAGTAAAAATAAAGCGATCAATATTACGAGGGTCTTCATAATTTAGATTTTTGTTTAACATGTATATCAATTAAATCAGATGCAAGCTGTTTGTCAAATAAGACATAGCCTGTTTCTCCGATAGTTAGTGTCACTTCAGTCATTTTTTGTGTCATTTCTTCCCAAATTGCATCTCCAGGTTTAGAATCAATGGGTACAGCGTTTAAATAACTCTGAATCTTTTCATTAAATTCTACAAAACTTTTTACTCTCATTAATTTGTCCTCCAAAATCTTAATTTTTGTTTTACAGTGCTCAGTAAAGTTTCAAATGCTTTTGACACTACAAGTCGGTTATCATGTTCATATTCAATAATTTTAATTCCATCATGAAACAATCGAATGTTATTTTCTTCTTTGTCATGAACCACAACAAACGAAGTGACATCACCTGTTTTTAAACCCGGCTGTGGTCCCTGATCCGTCGTCGCTGTTTCTTGAACCATCGATGTTTCACTTGCTACCATTTTCTTCATGTCCCACGAATATACTATATGGTATACAAGTCAAGTAAAAAAATATAAACTTAAGTATGAAATTATTTATTTTATTTGGATCAATTTGCCTTTCAACCATTACCGATACGAACCAGGTATTTTGTAGAGACTTCTGGTTTCCAGAGAAAATATCTATTGAAGAGTGCGAATCACTCGCCGTTTCAAAGTCCATAGAACTTCAAAAACACGCTAAAATCAATAACTTAGACATTAAAACGATGGAGTTTAGATGTATTGATTCTAATGCTTATAAAGGTTGACATCCCGTCCCACGTGCATTAATCTTCATATATGAGTATGTACCTATTCAAAACTAGAGCTGGAGGCTTGATGTTTGAAGCAAAAGTCAAAGCGAGCAGTGATGAAGAGGCACAACAAACTTATGTTAAGGCGATTAAAGCTGGAAACTATAAAGTTAAAAGAGAAGATGTTTGCAGCCCAAAGCTTTGCATAACAACTTATGAGGAAATAGAGGATGGTGATACAATCCCAGTCACTTCTTCAGAAGAAGATGGAATTAGAAAATAGATGGAATGCTAGTTTCATTAATGAAGGCAGAGTGACTCTCGAGTGTAATATGATTGATCAGCAGATCAAGGACATCAAAAGACAGATGGTTCAAGCTGATGAGTTTATTGCACAAAAAACAAATGTAGATGCTTTTAGCATCGCTGGCTAGTTAAGTCAGAGACATATCGCAGAAAATGCGTTTTTCTCTTAAGGATACTCTTCGCTCTCAGAATTAAAAATAATTTTATTATATAAAATTTTACCATTCACATATTGCTTTGCTTCTTTGTAACAAATAGGACAAACGTAAATATCTTTTTTTTGAGTTTCTTCAAAAGGTACAATTTCTTTACAGTGAGGACATTGTCCTAAATTAATCATGAGCCGATCCCCAGTCATCACCGATAGCAACATCAACTAATGAAGGGACTTTTAATTCTGGAATGCAGTCTTCCATGATCTTTTTTATAACATCCGGGTCTTTAGCAGGACGTACATTAAAACAAAGTTCATCATGGATTTGTAACATAGGTAAATAACCTTCTTTGTAACAATTAATCATAGCTTGTTTAACCTGGTCTGCTGCAGATCCTTGAATAAGTCTATTTAAAGCTTTGTATGTTCCTGCACGTTTAATATTATTTTTTCCATATTTTTGTACAGCACTTTCATATTCTTCTGATTTATATAATCCAAAAGTCATAGGCTCCCATCTATCAAAACGACATTTACGACCTTTAATGGTTCTGATCGCTCCGTTTGTTTCAGCGGATTCCATACAACGATTAGCTAGCTGTTTGACGAAGGGAACTCTTTTATTATATTCTTGTAGAAGCTGTTTGGCCTCGTCGGAGTCGATTCCCAACTCGTTGGAAAGTTTTCTCGCGCCCATACCGTAAAAGATCCCCAGGTTAATTGTCTTTGCTTGCGATCTTGGGATTCCCGCCATGTCGGCGACTGTTTGGTGAAAGTCTGCGTTTTCTTTTTCATATGCCTCTATCAGTTTGTCAGAACCTGGAAAACCAATTGAACTTGCATAATGAACAACTAATCTTGGCTCCTGTTGTGAATAATCAAACGATCCCCATTTTAAACCAGGATCGGGTTTAAATAAAGACCTTATTCGGGTCCCTAATTCCTTATTTCTAGCAGGCACTTGTTGTAAATTTGGATTAGAATAACTCAATCGGCCTGACACGGTACCTCCGCCATCTCCTCTAAGTTGATGTATTTCTGCATGAATTCTACCGTTATGTTGAAATTTTAATATTGAATCAATAAAAGTTGCGTGAAACTTATGAACCTCTCTTGCTTCTCTAATATATTTTGCAATTGGGTATTCGCAGTTCAGTAACCAATTCGCTGTGAAGCTTGGTTCTTTAGTTTTTTCTGTTCTTGGATATTTAATTTTAAGTTTATCAAACGCTTTAGCAATAGATCTAGCAGCAAATATATCTACATCTACCCCCGCTTCTTTTTTAATCTTTAATAATATCTGTTCTTCTTTAGCTAAAAACTCTGTTTTAAGTTTATGAGCTTCATCTAAATCAACTCTAACCCCAACAGCTCTCATCTCTAATAGAATAGGAAATAATTCCATTTCCATTTTGAATATATCTTTAAGCGATTGTTTAACGATCTCTGTTTTTAGATAATGCCAAAGCTTTAAAGTTAATCTTGCATCTTGTTCAGCATAAAACCCAACATACTTTGCAGGTAATTTATACATCTCTTGTTTAGGATCTATTCCCCATTCTGCTGCAGCTTCTTTTAGTTCTGCTTCTGACTTAGTTTCTCCTAGTAAATCAAACCCCAAGGCATTTAACGAATATGAAAATCTATTCTCATCAACTAATGCTGCTGCAACCATAGTGTCGATGATCCGTCCTTGCTTGATATTAATACCATGAGCTCTTAACCAGCCTACATCGTAAGACGCGTTATGAAATATTTTATCTCCAGGGCCAGACACAATGTCTTGGACCCAATCCAATACCATTTTAAGATCCATGTTAGATCCATTCTCATGAGCAATTGGATAGTATCCCTCAAATCCATCGGTAGCCACAGCGATCCCTACAATGTTTCCATCATTCGTAGGCCATCCTGGGCCTTTAGATTTAATGTTTGGATCTCTTGTTTCTAAATCTATAGCAATTTCTTTTGCGTCCTTTAAATTTGGAAAGCTAGAAGGAGTTCTCCAATCTGATTCTTTATAGGTAAAGTTTATTTGATGGCTCACGTTCTCTTATTCCTTTCATTCTATTATAACATTTAGCACAGTAGTATTGAGCATTATCCACTACGTCTGCTGGTCTTTTTTTACATTTTTGACAGTCTGGTCTTGGCATTCATTCTCCCGGATATATTGAAGTTCTAAATCACAATAGTGTTTTATCTTTTCTAACATGCTTCTTACACCATCTGGATGATCATACATTCTAGATGCATACTTAATGATGTTAGATTGAGTCACATTAAAACCATTATCACGACAATATTTAAAAGGTTGAATTTTAAGCTTAACATAGTGATCTCCATCAATTTGGAATTCATCTGCAAATAATCTTTTTAAATCATCTTTAGTTGACATTAGTTATTTCCTCAAAAGTTTTAATTAACATCTCATAATTTAAAAGTTCTTTTTTTTCATTAAATTCAATTGTAAACAAATATCTTTCCTTATCAAAATTAAAAACACAATGCCTCATTTGATTATTAAAAATTATGTATTCGCTCACAGGATATGTTAATTCTGTAAAAGAGCCGCTCATTTTAATACTTTCTGCTGAAAAACAGCAAAAACTTCTACCTTCATTGTTTAACAAAGCGTTGACACAAACACCCCTTTCATCATCTACATGCCAATCATAATAAGTCATTGGAGGAAGTAAAAGAACTCCACATTTGAAAGGATGTCTATTATTAAGTTCTTTTAAAAAAGAATCTTTTTGTATAATTTCTGGCTCTAAAGGCATAAGTTTAAAATTAAAATAATTAATCCATTCATTAAAATGTTTAGCTCTAGTTATTAGTTCGTTGTTAATTTTAGATTTAATTTTTGTTTGAAAAAAAAATTTATTCATACTCCACACATTCCTTCGCATTCATTATCCATACCAAACTCAAAGTCAAGTTGTTCTTTATTTTTTTCCCCTTCAAAATCAACTTCATCAAGAGGTTTACCTGATCGGTGAAGATAATAATTATTTTCATCTTTGTTCGTACCCACAAATCCTGTTCTTAATTGTTTATCTAATGCAACAACTTCAGCCCACTCATCCGGTGTTTCGTTTTTAATTCTTAACCACTCCGCATTAGAATGATAAGGGCAGAATGTACATGCTGATCTTGGTGGTTGAGGGTATCCGTTGTCCTTCATCCATTGCAAACAGTCTTTTCTTGTCATGTTATGGTCTACTAATGGGTATTCAAAATCAATGTAATGATATTGAGATATTCTCATTCTTACAATTTCGTCTTTAGATATACCGAATAGCTGTTGAACTTTTTTACCTTTTGGAACTCTTTGTTTATACCCAACTCCTAGTAATCTTCTAATCTCTTTAGTGACAGGTTCTATTTTATAAGTTGCGGTACACATTCTTCTTAAAATACCTTTCTTGTTTGTTTCTTTATGCCTAACATACATGGGTATTGTTGATCCTCTAACGTAAATACCTTCATTAGATTTCTTTGCGTTTTCTTTTAATGACCCGGCAGTGACAATATTAATTGGAAAAGACACTTGTCCTTGTAGCCATTCTAACCATTTGTATACAGCCGCGGGTTCTGATTTTGTGTCAGCGAATACAGCTACATCAACCTTTGGCACTAAACCTTTTTCAATCATTAAAGCTAGAGTAGAGCTTTGAACCCCTGCTCCTAAAGATAGGATTCTTAAATCAGCTGACATTTTTCATTCTCCTAACTTCATTTAACATTCTTGATAATGGAAACGAATACTCATTATGACTTCGCAGTATATGAATATGTTTCCTTGCACGAGTTGCTCCAACATACCAAACTCTGTATTCAGAGCTGCGCTCAAATCCAACTTTGTTTTGAATAGAAGCTACCCAGTTCGTTTTCTCGTATAGCACGACATGATCAGCTTCACCACCTTTAATTGAATGAATTGTATCAACAATCATCTCGGAATTTTTAATGATATCTGCTCCAGAATCAATTAGTTTTTCAAAATAAAATTTATCTTTTTCAGGGAAATTACGATTAAATGCATTGGTCCAATGCTGTTTTTGTGCTCCTAATCCACACCAAACGGTTAGATAAGTATAATCCATGGTTTGTCTGTCATCTATATTTCTCCATCTATTAGACTCCGTAGATCTGTATCCATGACTTATTTCATTAATAAACGTATATAAAATACCTGCTTCATCTTTTTGAATAGACTCCCCTTTCATTAACCTGGACCATATTTGCATTGCATTCCATTTGTTTAAATCAAAAGACTTTTTACCTTTGGAGTCCTGAAAGAATAGACCCATATTTCTTGCTGCATGTCTTAGTTCTTCTACAATATCATTTGTTCTTCCTAACATCATCCATGATCCGTCAGCCGTGAACGGTATGTCCCTAAGCTTGTTATAAGTATGAATAGATCCTTCTACTTGTTGAGGTATAAATTCTTTATGTTTTCTACCCTGAATGTAACTGGCAATGTATTGTGAAAAATCATGTATCGTTGCTGGTATACGATAGGATTTACGTAAGATATAATCTCGTCCTGGAAAATTATTAAACTCTTCTACGTTAGCTCCATTCCACTCATAGATAGCCTGGTCATCATCTCCTGCTAAAAATATTTTATTAGAGTTCTTAGCTAGTTTATAAATCAACTTCCATTGTAATGGAGTCAAATCTTGTGCTTCATCTACAATAAGTGCTTTAAGTTTTGGAGGTGTACCCTTTTCAATATACTCCTCAATCATGTCTGTAAAATCTACCCGGTGATCTTTTTTAAAATCATCATAAGCTTCTATAATAAGTTTATATTTAGCATAAACCACTCGTTTAACTTTTTCATTGATATAAGCTTCGTAAGGATCAATCAACATATTTCTTGCTTTATCATAAACTCTCAAAGACCAATCGTTCCAAACTCTTTGGCCGTTATGTCTTTCAAAACCAATCTTAGGTAATCCTAAGACTTGAGCAAACTCTACCATATCTACCTCTGGATCTATAACAGGTTTAGCTTTAAAGTTTTGTCTACAAAAACTATGTATCGTTCTAAAGTTTTTTAAATCTTCATCTTTTAAATCAGGAAATCTTTTTTCCGCTCTGTCTTTAGCTTCATTCACTGCTTTGTTTGTAAAAGATAAGTATGCAATTTGATAGGGTTGAATACCTCTTAAAAATAATCTATCTAATTTATTTAATAGAGTTGTTGTTTTCCCTGTTCCAGGCGGTCCGTAGATTTTAATTGTTTTGTGTTTCAACATCAAATTCTGCCTTCTCGCGTTTAAATAATGTATTAGATCTTTCAATCACAGGTTCTACAAATTTAGGACAATACCAAATGTTTTTAGTTTTGATTTTATCAAAGTATTCTTTTTTAATAGCGCCGTTCTTCTTCAAGAAATTAATTAATTCAAATTTCTTAATTGTTTTATTTGTTTTACGTACGAATCGTT